TCAAAGACCAGTGCTTTAGGCCAGGCTAAGCTATACCCCAACAAATTTGCTATTCAGTAATACATTAAGGGCTTGTCTTGAATCGAAATCAAGGAGCAATGTTTATCTTAATATATTAGTGAATAGCATCTTGCGATGCTATGATAGGGTTGATACCCTACCCAGTGATTTTAGTCTCTATGTTCTCACCATAGATTTCATCCTACTGTCCGCCCGTTTACAACTTATTATAGTGTGTTGCGTAGTCCTCGTTACTACATTTTAACACTTGTTACTTTTTACGAACAGGGTGAACCTTGCTGTAAATCATAACACGATTGAGCTTTTCCTCAATCATTTTTTTATAATCAACTTCTGACAACTGATTAGCTTTATACCAATCTTGTTTGTCAGACGTTTTCGTTTCTACTGTTTCTATCAATCTGTTCAAACTCCTTTGTCAAAAAACAAAAACCCCTGAGAACTTTTCGTTTCCCAGGGGTTTCATAATCTTGTAGAGTTGTTACTTTAAGCGTAACCATCTCCCTCTATGAAACTCCCTGAAATCCCCTCATCATTATATGATGGGCGAATACTTGGCGTACCTTGACCCGCAAAGGCTGACATCTGTACTTGTGGTAATGTTGACCACAAGCCTGTATGTTTCAGCGATTGACAGTTAAAGTTTTTCATAGTCTTTTATTTAGTCCTGGTTTAAAAATTCTTCAATTTAATAGTGTTTTTCTTCACTTTTTGTTTCGATGTGTCTATTATATATCAGGTTTGATTTGTTGTCAACAATTTTTTAAACTATTTTCAACTTTCTTACCCGAAACATAGAGACTCTTGTTTCCTGAATCAATTTCTCAATTCATAGATGAAGTATAGCAGGTTTCTCATTTACTGTCAACCTTTGTTGCTAAATATCTTTATGATATTTAACCCAAAAGACTATTCAGTAGTGTTTCTTAGCTACGATGAACCGAACTGTGAAGAAAACTTTCAACACCTTCTGTCACTTTGCCCCACTGCTCAAAGAGTACATGGAGTAAAGGGTTCAGACACCGCTCACAAAGAAGTTGCTAAACTTTCTAAAACTGAGAGCGTGATTATAGTCGATGGTGATAATTTTGTCAAGCCTGAATTCTTCACTAAGACTTTTAACTTAGTTGATTCGGTAGATTTGAGTACTACTGTTTTAAGTTATAGTGCTTTCAACCCAGTAAACGGGAACTGCTACGGGAACGGTGGCATCAAAGTCTGGCCTGTTTCTAAGTTGTTGTCGATGCAAACGCACGAAAACGCACCTGAAGGAACTAGCGTTGACTTTGACTTTAAGAACTACCTAGAACTGAACTTTGTGGGTTCTATCACTGACATTACAGGTAGCCCGTTGCAAGCGTTTAAAGCAGGTTTCCGTGAAGGTTCCAAGCTATGTATGGAGAACAATCAAATAGTCACATACGTAAATGAGATAAACTGGAAGAACTATGAGAGACTATGGCGCTGGATGCACATTGGTGGAGACGTAACAAACGGCTTATGGTGTATCTATGGTGCTCGTATGGGCTACTACATGTCAATGGTTCACAGGGGTGACTTCTCAAAGATTAAAGATGCAGACCACTTGAAAGCAGTGTTCAACGAAACATTGTTCAACTTAACCTCTTTGTTTACCGAAGTGAACAAACTTACCCCATTGATTAGCAAGGGCACAATGGATGCTAGGATTGTTGACATTTATGGAATCGAAGAAAGCAAAGAATTCAGAGAGAAGATTCCTTGCTCTATGCGTGGGTTACAAGACTTCATCAAGTATCAGTACAATGAGCCGCCTCAAGTGTTCTTTGTAGGTGATGCAAACAAGAACTTTGATAGGTTACTAGAGAAAGAACCAAAAGCAACTAGAGTAGATTCATATCTAAGTGCCGCGAAGCAAGCAACTACAGATTATTTTTGGGTAGTCGATTCAAATCAATATATAGTAGATAGATTCGAATTTGACTTCAACGTTCCATTTTACGACCAACCTAAGACTAGAGTTTGGCGTAACCAAACTGAAGAGGGTTACAGTGATAACGGTGTGAAAATGTTACACCGATTTTCAACTATCATAGATGCACAACTACCAATCGAATCTATTTTCGAAATTAGTAGTATCAATGAATAACACAAACTTTTCTGAAATCCCATTTCACAAGATAGTAAAATTCGGACAAGAGACAATGCTAGACCGCAAGTTGTTTGCGGTCAGTTGGATCCTAGGTAGATTCTGCAACTATAGTTGCTCATACTGCTGGCCCTATGCCCATAGTGACAAGCCAGACCATCAATCACTTCACACGTACTTAAAGACAATCGAATCAATCAAACAACAAGCGAATGATAATGGCTTTAGTTTGTTTCATTGGTCATTCAGTGGCGGTGAACCCACTGCATACAAAGAACTGTTGGCTGTGTTGTACGAAGTGTCCAACGATTCTATTCACATGACTACCAACTTGAGTCCTGGCTTAAAATGGTGGGACAGATACTTGATGATGACCCGTTCTGCACGTAGACGTTCAATCACTGCCAGCTATCATGCTGAGTTTGCAAAAGAGGATGAGTTCATTGAAAAGTGTAAGTACTTAGGTGACCATAATGTGTTCGTCACTGTGAATCAAGTTATGGTTCCTGAACAGTTTGACGAGTTGTATGCTAGATGCGAACGTATGCACAACGCAGGCATCAACGTAACACTAAAGCCACAATCAGACCCAACAGCAAGCAAAGTTGTAAGTGGTTATACTGATGACCAAATCGATGCACTACGTAATGGGTTTCATCAACAGTTCCATGAGCAAGAGTTGCTTCAAGTTAAACTGATTGACAGTGATAACAACGAATGGCACATTGACCAAGCAGAACGTTTCAACAGTTTTGGGTTCAACCAGTTCAGTGGATGGACTTGCAATAGTGGCTATCAAAGTGTTATAATCAGAGAGAATGAAGTCAAACGTGCGTATAGTTGCCATGACCAAAGATTAGGAACACTAGACGGTGGGTTCAAATTGTTTGACACACCTAGAGTTTGCACAACACCCACATGTGTTAGTTCCGCAGATAGCAAGATACCAAAATGTATAACTTAACAGACATACGAGACATACACTTAGAGTTGACAAGTAAATGTCAAGCACGTTGTCCTATGTGCCCTCGTAGAATCAATGGTGGACCGATGAATCCATTGTTTGACCCTACTGAGATAAACTTAGAGACATTCAAGGCGTGGTTCAGTGTTGACTTTGTTAAGCAACTAGACAGTTTGTTTATGTGTGGTAACTTAGGTGATCCAATCATTGCACAAGACTGTTGTGAGATATACAGTTATCTAAGAGAACACAACCCAAACATCAGACTAAGTATGCACACGAATGGCAGTGCAAGGTCACGTAGATTCTGGGAACAACTTGCAGAACTTAAAGTTAAAGTAACGTTTGGCATTGATGGCTTAGAAGATACACATAGTCTATATCGTATTGGCACAGACTATAACAAGATATTAGAAAACGCTGACACGTTCATTAGACACGGTGGCGTAGCAGAGTGGCACATGTTAGTGTTTCAACACAACGAACATCAAGTAGAAGAATGCCGTAAACTTAGCGAGACTATGAAGTTCAGTGTGTTTCAATCTAAGCACACAAGTAGGTTCAAAGACGGCAAGTTCAATGTGTTAGATGAAGATGGGAAGACTATCAACATCTTGTACCCGACTGAGCGTAGCAAGACACTAACATCAAACGTATTAAACATTGTTCCATATGAGATACAATGTAAGGCAAAGAAGTATAGTCAACTATACATAGGAGCTGACGGTACAGTTAGCCCTTGCTGTTGGTTAGACTTATCATGGCAACTAGCCAATCAAGATAATCGTATTGAGTACATGGATAGAATCGAATCATTCCCTAATCTAAATAATAACTCACTACAAGAGATATTCGACAGTGGGTATTTCAACAAGATAGAAGAAACATTTACAAACAAGCCGTTGATTGAATGCAGTAAGCAATGCGGCAAGTTTAACAAACTAGGAGAACAATTTGCTAGTTGATACACAACATTTACATCATTGGATGAATGCAGTTCGCATCTCTAACAATCCTATGCGTACACTTGACGCATTCTGGAGTGGACAAGTTAAGTCGAAAGAATGGCTAATTGATATGCTAGAGTTTGTAGTACACCCAGCAGTCAACAAAGACCCAGTCACTATTGAGATTCACGGTGGGTGGGTAGGTGTCCTTGCTAGTATGCTATTTCAATCTAAATTACCTGTACAGCAAATCGTATCAGTTGACTTAGACCCATTGTGTCAATATGTAGCAGAAGAAATGAATCGCATTGAATACAATCAAGGTAGATTCAGAGCAGAGACAGGTGACATGTGTAATCGTTTCCCTGTTACTAACATCGTTATCAATACTTCGTTTGAACACATCACACAAGAACAGTATGATAAATGGTTGAGCAACATGTTTGATGACCAGTTGATTGTTTTGCAATCAAACAACTATAACATTCCTGAGCACGTTCGCACATGCGAATCGTTAGACGAGTTTATCAGCCAAGCAAAATTGTCTAAGGTATTGTTCAAGGGTGAGTTAGACTTGCCCAAGTACAAACGCTTTATGATTATCGGCAAGAAAGCCTAATGCTAACACAAGTAATTGAAGGTAGAGATTCCAATGTACTCACTATCGAGTACATGCTGGGTAACCTTTGCAATTACAAGTGTTCATATTGCTTCCCAGGAAGCAACGAGGGCAATCATCCTTGGCCCGATACTGACTTGCTCATTAAGAACATTACCCACTTGTTTGATACATACAAGAAGGTGGGCAAGAACAAGTTCGAGTTGTACCTAATAGGTGGTGAGCCTACGCTATGGAAAGACCTTGGTAAGTTCTGTTCTTTCTTAAAAAGTAACTACGATGTAGTGATACGAATCTCAACGAATGGGTACAGAAAACCCGATTGGTGGGAAGAACACGCTAAGTTGTTTGACGCTGTTGAGATTTCAGTACACCATGAGTTTGCTGACCCTGCTCACATTGTCAAAGTAGGTGATGTACTGTATAAGAACAACACCAACTTAGTAGCAAACGTTTTAATGGACCCATCTTGTTTCGACAAGTGCGTAAACATACTCAATCAACTAAAGACAAGTAGTAAACGCTGGCCTATCATTGCAAAGTGGATTCACTTAGTCAATGGTGAAACTAACTACACTGATGAACAGAAAAAGTATCTAAGTAAACCATTGAAACGTTATCCTAACTTGTTCTGGTGGTTCATGCTTAAACACAATGAAAGATACAAGACTTGGGTCATTGAAGATGGTAAGAAGAAAAAAGTCTCTGACAACTATTTTATCATTAACGGCAAGAACAAGTTCTATGGCTGGAGTTGCAATTTAGGAGTGGATCACATCGTCATTAATCCTATAGGTATCATATCAGGTAACTGTGGTCAAGAACTGTTCGGTGAGCCTAACTATAACTTCTATGATAATGATTTTGCTGTTAAGTTCAACCCAAACAGCAAGCCCGTGATAT